GTAATCCCTGAGGCACCCCGGAGCCCCCAGCGGGTAGTCACCCGCTCCCGCTGGGGGTTTGCCCCACCATGCCAGCAGTCTCCCTCCAGACTCTCAAGAGCATGCTCCGCGTCGACTTCGACGCGGACGACGCTGTGCTCACGTTCTATCTCGAGGCTGCGGAAGCATTCGTTGAGCGGCACACCCGCCGGCGTCTTACCCAAGCGGTGCGGACGGTGCGCTACACCTGGCCCGACACCAAGCTGCGGCGTGCGGTCAACAGCGTCTACACCGCTCTGGGATGGCCTTGGCCGGATCACATGACGCTGCCCTTTCCGCCGTTTGATTCGATCTCGGCGGTTACATACACCGACACCGATGGTGCCACGCAGGCGCTGGCCTCCAGCCTGTACGGGCTGGATGAGGCGGGCGGGCTCACTCGGATCCTCTTCCGCGGCGACCTGCCCGCGATCAACGTGGACTACCCGGCCATCGCTGTAGCGTTTACGAGCGGCTACGCGGCCGGCGAGGTCCCCAAGGACCTGCAGCTGGCAATCTGCCGGCTTGCCGGCACCTACTACATGAATCCCGAAGCGGTTTCCATGCTGAACCTGGTGCAGGTCCCGTTTGGCGTGAAGGCCGTGATCGACAACTACGCGGTGCCCTCCTTCGGCACGGAGGGGCCTGAGTGAGCCTGATTTCTGCTGGTCAACTCCGCCACCGCGTTACCGTGCTGACTCCGGCCAGCACGGTTGATGCGTATGGGGCCCGCAGCACGACGCTGACGACCGGACCGACCATTTGGGCGGAGGTCCGCAGCACCGGGGCCAATGAGATCGACTACGGCGACGGCGCAGCGATGCGGACGGCCTACGAGGTGCGGTGCCGGTACACCAGCGGCATCAACGCCGGCATCGACGCCACCAGCATCCTGGACTACCGCGGCGACCAGCTGCAGGTGGAGGGATGGACCCGCGAGCGTGAAGAGGAAGACGTGATGGTTATCCAGGCCGTGAGGGTGGCATGATCGAAAAGGCGATCTTCAAGCTGCTTGCTGCGGATTCTGGCGTGGGGGCCATCTGTGCCGACCGCATCAGCCCGCACCAACGCCTGCAAGGCACGGCTTTGCCGGCGGTCGTCTACAACGTCACCGAGATCGAGCCCTTCCGCAACCTGTCCGAGGCGTCTGCTTTGATCTCGGCCCAGCTGCAGGTAACGGCAATCGCCGACACCTACGCGGCCGCGCGAGCCTTGAGCAGCGCGTGCATTGCAGCGATCAGTGGCGGTCTGGGCGTGATTGCCGGCACCGGCGTGACGCTGGTGGCCAGCCGCTGGGTAAGCGAGAACCCGACCGACACGGGCACCGGGGAAGGCGAAGAGGACCTCCCGTACGAGGTCCAAAGCACGTACACCATTCATTACACGGAGGCATGACCCATGGCCGCTCAATCTGCCAATGCTGCAACGTTCACCTACGGCACGGCCGTGGGTGAGCTGCTCGGCATCAGCGACTTCACGATCAACCAGACCGCCATTGACACCACCAACCTGGCAAACGCGTCCCGTACGTTTATTGCCGGCAAGCACGCCGCCACGTTCACTGTGGAGGTTCAATGGTCTTCAACAGACCACGCCACCGTGACCGGAGACGCAATCGACGGTGGGTCAGCCACAGCCACGATTGATTTTGCGGACGGCTCGGTGTCTTGCACTGCGTTCCCAACCAGCGTTGCGATCTCCGCAGCGATGGACGACACCGTCAAAGCAACAATCAGCTTTCAGTCAACCGGCACAATCTCAATCACATGAATCGAACCGAGCTTCTTCTCTCTCCCTCCCCTCAGCCGCTGGACCTCCCCGGAGGTCGGCGGCTGTGGGTGCGAGTGCCCACCGCCGGCGATGTGGTCGAGGCGGATGGCAAGGGCCTCGGCTGGCAGCTCGTCCGCTGGCTTTGCAACGAGGACGGCAGCCCCGTCTTCCGCGAAGGCGAAGAGGACCAGGCGGAACGGATCCCGGCATGGATCGCCACCCGCGTGGTGGAGAAGGCGGGGCAGCTCATGCAAGCCCCTCCTGACTCCGGCCAGGCGGCAGCTGATGCGCCTGGCCCTGAAGCTCGGCAAGTCTCTTGCGGAGACGGAGAGGCTGACTGCGACGGAGCTCTTACTTTGGCAGGCGTTGGATAAGGCCCCGGCGGTCAAGCCGCCCACGAGCATCCGCGACTTCTACGCGGCGGTGAGGAAACGATGACGGCCCAGTTCCACTTCGACACCGGCAACCTGCGCTATGAGCTTGAGGCACTGCCTCGCAAGCTCCAGCGCAAGGTGGTGAAGCAGGTGCTGCGGCGTCCGATGAAGCAGGCGGCCGGTTATGCCGCGCGTGTGTACGCGAGCCACCGCAGTGCCCTGTTCCGACCGCACCTGGTGGACAACTTCTTCGTCAAGGTGAAGACGTACCGCAACGGAGTGGTCTGGGCAGCAGTGGGCGTCAAGGACGGAAACACGCCGAAGCACATCCCGACCGGCAAGGGTTGGCAGAAGGCCCAGTTCCTGCCTGGCTGGCGATTTCACTTCCTCGAGCGGAAGGTGACGCGGCGCAACGGGCGGGTCACTCCTGGCCAGAACAAGTGGGGCGTGGTGACCGGCTACACCCAGCGTCTGGTGCAGTCTCAGCTCGTCAAGAGCCTGGATGAGACCCTCAAGAGCATCCGGCCGAGGAAGGTGGCCTGATGGCGAAGGTCACACGCCTCAACGTTGCGGTCACTGCCAACACGCGCCAGTTCGACGCCCGAATGAAGCGCATGAGCCGCCAGATCAAGGCGGTGAGGATGTCCGCCGCCGAGGGAGTCGGCGGGGCGTTCAGTGCCGCCGGCATCGGGGGCGGCCTGGGCGCAGGTGCGGGCATGGCGGCTCGAGGGGGGCCGCTGCTTATCGCCATCGGCGGACTGACGGCGGCGTTGGAGTCTGCACGCAAGGCCACCGAGCAGGGCAGGGCGGACCTTTCCGAAGCTGCGGCCTTGGCATTGTCCCCCAGCCGTCAAATGGAAGCCCGTGTGGCGTCTCAGCTCATCAAGGGCGAATCGGGCACCGCCGGCGACATCGTGGGTGCCAAGCGAGGGTTGACGACCGCCATGGAGGACCGCATGACGCGCCGGCGTCTCGAGCGGGACGGTTTCGATCTGGATGCCTTGGACGACCTTGCCAGCACCGTGGACATCAGCGACTTCACCGAAAAGCTCATCGAGTTCAGCAAGGGGATGAGCGATTCCTCCCGTTTGTTCTTGGCGGAGCAGCTGGGAGGCAAGACCGGCGAGATGCTGCTGGCGTCTGCTGGTGTTCGTAGGGAAGGCAACATTAGCAGCGCGATCGACCAGGCGGTCAGCCCGGAGGCGCTGGCCAGAGCGCAGTCCATCCGCATGCAGGATGAGACTGCAGCGACGGCTCCGCAAGATCCAGGCTTCTGGACTTCGCTATGGGATCTGATTAGCGGCCAGTCGGCAAAGACTGAGCAACAGATGGATCCTGTGCTGGAGGAACTTCAACGACAGACGGCAGTGATGAGCGGCAATCAGCCGGCAAGCGATTCCTCCCGTCTGTTCTCGGCAGAGCAGTCGGGAGGCGAGACCGGAGAGATGCTGCTGGCGTCTGCTGGTGTTCGTAGGGAAGGCAACATCGCCAGCGCGATGGGCCAGTCGGCAATGGCCGAGCAACAGATGGATCCTGCAGTGATGAGCGGCAACCGGCCGGCAACCGATTCCTCGCGTCCGTTCCCGGCAGAGCAGCTGGGAAGGAAGACCGGAGAGATGCTGCTGGCGTCTGTTGGAGTTCGTAGGGAAGACAACATCACCAGCGCGATGGGCCAGTCGGCAATGGCCGAGCAACAGATGGATCCTGTGCTCAAGGAACTTCAACGACAGACGGCAATGATGAGCAACAACCAGCCGGCGAGCATCTGATGGCAATTACCTGGCACAAGACGCTGAAAAGCATGCGGCACCGCCGAGCGTTGCCCCCGAACGAAAACACAGTGACGTACACGTGGAGGTGTTGGGTAAAGGCCACGGAAGGCGAGTCGACGGAGTGGGACCCATTCACCTACGCCATCAACGTGCAAACCGATCTGGGCCTGCCTAGGCCAGGCAACGCGGTCTCGGACTGGGACAACACACTGGTGGACACGTGGGCAGACTACTTCCGGTTCCGTGAGGTGGACTGGGTGAGCATCGACGACGCCAACTCGGTCTGGGATGGGACGTTCACGGCGACCAGTCGAGAGGTGTTCTGCCCTGAGCCGACCATCCTCCGAAACGATCAGGTATCGATGCGGCGGGTGGAACTCTACCGCGAGGCGGACCCGGCTACCGCTGCAGACGCCGGCACGGCGATTTCTAGCACGTCCTATGCCGACATCGAGGGCAGGCCTCGGCACCGCGACATCACCCAGGTGAAGATCGAGCTGCAGCTGATCTGGAACACGTCGGATGTGGTTGCCGGGTCCAACGGCTATCCGAACCTGGCCAGGATCGGCGATGCCTTGAGCCGCCGCAACGACTCGGACTGGCTGGGCTTCCCGCTGGGAAGCGTGCTTGTGGACGGGATCTCTGTAGTGCCGGATCGGGACGAGTACGTCAGGCTGACCTACAGCCTGCTCTTTGACTCATGGTTCCACATGGAGCAACGCCCTGATCTGCTCGAGGATCAGTCTCCAGCCCGCAACGCCACCGGTAATGCCGATCCGGTCAACTGGTATCAGCCCTATCCCGATCTCTTCGACTTCACAGAACTGTTTGGCGCGTACGAGGAGAAGTGGATCAAGGACGGCTGGCAGGCGTGGGACAACCCCGGAGCCGCCTGCGCCACGGAGCTGGCGGCCGCCACGGCACCTACCGACACAACCAAGAAGACCTCCCCGAGGTACACGCCGGCCCCATGAGGACCTTCCGCACCGGCATCGGTCGTCTGACCGGCCCCATGCTGACCGACATCAGCAGGGCAGCGGATCAGGTGCGCCGCGAGTCGAGCCAGCTGC